CCAGCCGGTCATCGACCGGTTGCGGCCGCTGATCGGGCAGTGGCGTACGACGGTGACCAAGCAGCCGACCGATCCGGACTTCACGCCGATTGGGAAGCCGATCACGTACCCGAACTCGCTTCTGCTGCGGGTGACTGAGCCCGAACTGGATGCGTCGTCTGGCGAGCCGGCGCGCTGGGAGTTGGCGTTCGCTACGTCCGGGGCGGCGTAAAGGGACTCCTGTCAGCCGGGCAGTGCGGAGCGCCGACTAGTGGTGGCTGGCCGCCGGTTGGCAGGCATTCAGCGGGAGCGCTCGCGACCTAACACGGGGGGTCGCGGGCGCTCCCTTTGTGCGTTCGGAGGCCGCGTCCCACACAGCCGCGCCGGTGACTCAGATGCTCACCGGGAAGGCCGACCACCCCCACCACCACAGGAGAACCACCGTGACCGAGACCGACTACAAGTTCGACCTGCCGCCGCAGGGCTATGTGCCGGCGGATTCCGGCCTGCCCGCGCAGGCAGCCGCTGAGGTCCAGCCGGTCGAGCCGATGAGCGACCTGGACCTGTTGAAGGCCGACCTGCCCGACGTCCAGGTCGAGGACGTCAAGCTGCCCGTACCGGGCCGAGACCTGTACGCCGTGACCTTCAGCACCGACATTTCTGAGCCCGAGCTGGAGAAGTGGCGGAAGCTCTCGAAGAACAAGAAACACGAGGGCGGCGTCGACGGCATCCGGCTCGGTTGCCTGGTCCTGGCGAACAAGTGCGTCGGGATCTACCGCGACGGCCGGCTGTTGCAAGACAGCGACGGCGATCCGCTGCGGTTCGCTCACCAGGAGTTCCTCGAGCTGGTCGGTACGCCGTCCGCTGCCGAGGCCGTGAAGACGTTCTACAAGCTCGACGCATCCATCACCAGCACGGGCGACGCCGTACTGCGCGCCGCGGGGTGGGGAGACCAGCTCGACCCTTTGGACCTCTGATCGAAGCGATGCAGGCCCACCCGCTGCTGCGGCGGGCGGCCCACATCGCCGACACCTTCGGGCTCGACCCGGTCCTCGTCCTCGAGGAAACCGACCTGCACAAACGGGCTGCCCGCGCGGCCGCGCACAACGTGATCCGAACCGCACGCCAGAAGGCGGCCAAGTAGCCGCGAGAGGAGGGGACCGGTGACCGACGACCTGGTCGTCAGGGCCAAGCTGCAGGACGAGCTGTCCGGTCCCCTCCAAGACGTCCGCGACGAGGTCAAAGAGGTCCGGGAGGAACTCGACAAGACCTCCAAGAGCAGCGACGAGACCGGCCGCTCGCTGACCCGGCTGTCGCAGCGTGCCAGCGGGCTCGCCAAGTCGGTCGAGGGTGGACTCACCCGCACCTTGAAGTCAACGAAGAAGTGGCTCACCGGCGCCGGGTCGGGTGGCCTCGGGAGCCTCGGCAAGCAGGCGTCGAAGGGATTCAGCAGGAGCTTTCTCTCCGGCCTGTCCGGCGCGTTGAAGACCCCTGTCGTCGGCCCCATCCTGATCGCGGCCCTGCTCGGCGCTGTCACCGTGGCTGGCCCGGCGATCGGTGCTATCGCGGCCGCCGGGCTGGTCGCCGGCTTCGGTGCCGGGCTCGCCGGTCTGGGCATCGTGTTCGCCGCGAAGAGCGAGGCAGTGAAGAGCGAGTGGAAGTCGACGCTGTCCGATCTGGGCGCGGATATGCAGCTGCTCGCTCAGCCGTTCGAGGGCACCCTGATCGACATAGCTGGATTTTTCCGGCGCACCGTCGACCGGTTCAATCCGTACCTGGCGCAGGCCTTCGCGAAGATGGCCGGCCCGATCTCGGCCTTCGTGGACGAGGGGTCGCGGGCGCTGGAGCAGTTCCTGCCGACCATCGGCCCGGTCACCGACGCCTTCAACGCGGTCCTCGCCGCCGCTGGTCCCGCGACGACGTCCGCGATCGGTCAGGTAGCGGCTGGGATGACCGCGCTGGCGCTCAGCGTCCAGAAGAACCCGGAGGCCCTGGCCGACGTGATCCGCGGTGTCGGCGACACGACCGCGATACTGCTGGATTTCATCAAGATCATGAACGACGCGAACACAAGTTTCGACGAGCTGACCGGTGGGACGTCGCTGGTGGAGGCGGCCTTTTCCGGGCTGAACTTCGCGATCGGCGCCCTCCTTGGTCCGCTGACGACGACGGCTGCGGCTATCACGAAGATCAGTGACGGCGTGAACGCGCTGAAGCACGACACCGACGCATCGGGGCAAAGCATGTCCGACGCGGCGAACCAGACGGTCCTGCTCGCCCAGGGGCTCCGCGCCGGCGGCGCGGAGGCGCTGAAGGCCGGACCCAAGATGGAGGCGCTGGCGACGAAGATCGAGCGGCAGAGGGCTGCTACCGACAGGCTGATCGAGTCGTTGTTCCGGCTGCAGAACCTGGCGCTCGGCCTCAGCGGTGCACAGATCAACCTGCAGGCCGCGATCGACTCGGCTACCGAGTCGATCAAGGAGAACGGCCGGACTCTCGACATCAACTCGGCGAAGGGCAGGGCCAACCGGTCCGCGCTGAACGAGGTCGCCAACTCGGCGAACGCGCAAACCGAGGCGATGCTGCGGGCCGGCAAGGGCACGTTCGCGGCCGCCCAGTCCGCTGCTGGGTCGCGGGCGAGCTTCGTCCGGCTCGCTACTCAGATGGGGCTGTCGCGGAAGCAGGCCCAGACGCTCGCCACACAGCTGATCTCGATCCCGAGTGTCACCCGCACCGCGAGGTTGGAGGGCAACAAGAAGGATCTCGAAACGAAGCTGGCGCAGGCCCAGGCCGCGCTGAAGAACCCGCAGCTGACTGCGACGAAGCGGGCGAAACTGCAGGCCGAGATCACGAACCTGCAGGCGGGGATCACGGAGGCGAAGCGGCTCCTCGCTGGGTTGCCGTCGTCCAAGACGGTGACGATCAACACCTACCGGAACATGATCGAGACGCGCATCGACCGCGGCCTCGTTGCGTCCGGCCAGGGGCTACCCACGGGTGACACCGCGACATCGCGGGGACGGGGCGGGAACCTGGCGCACACGATGGCGGGGCATGCGCGGGTCAACTCGCTGCTCGGTGGCGGGTACCACGTCTCGAACCTGCTGACCGGTGGCGGCGGCCGCGGTCACGGTTCGGGTGACCACCAGTCCGGGCGGGCGGTCGACGTCGTCGGGAAGGGACTCGCCAGCTACGCCGCTGAGGTGCGCCGGCAGGGCGGGTACGCCGCCATCCACGGGGAGGGCTCCGGACGCCACGTCCACGCCGTTATGGGCGACACGAACACCACCAGGGCCAGCAGGTCGACGAGCGGCCGGGGCGGCTCCGGTGGCGGCGGAACGACGGTCCTGGTGCAGCCGGGCGCGATCGTCGTCTACCCGCAGACCGAGATGGACCTGGAAGAGGCCCTTGAGCGGGCGCTGGACCGGATCATCCGCGACGCTGAGGAGCGCTCCTGATGGCAACTGTCAGCATCGCGATCCCGCGCGGGGCAGGTCTCATCGCGAGACTCAAGCGGAAGATGCACCCCAAGGCGTATATCCAGTCCGAGACGGGGGCGCGGTGGGTGTTCCCGTTTGCGCCCCGCGAGACCGAGCATGGCGGCGACGCAGACGAATGGTCGGTGCTCCCCCGGTCCGGGCGGAAGCCGCTGGTGAGGCGGAACGGCGCGGGTCTGCGCACGCTGCAGTTCTCCTTCCTTGTCGCGAGCTCGGCGTACGACGGCACGGTGGAGGGCACCATCACCAACCTCCGCACGGTGGTCGGGAACGCTGACAAGGTCCTGTTTTCGCTCGGGGTTCTCGAGCGAGGCTGGTGGCGCGTGACCGACCTGCAGGTCTCCCCGCTGGCGCGGCAGGAGGGCACGAACCAGGTCACCCGCGCGAACGTCTCCATTCAGTTGGTCGAGGCGTTCGACGTCCGGCCGAAGATCGGGCGCACCGCGACCAGGCCGAAGCCGAAGCCGCCGGCCAAGACGAAGCCGAAGGCGACCAGTCCGTCGTACCGGTACGTCACCGTGCGGCGCGGCGACACCCTGTGGGACTTCGCGGTCAAGTACCTCGGGACTGGTCTGCGGTGGAAGGAGATCGCGAAGCTGAACGGGGTACGCGACCCGAAGAAGTTGCAGGTCGGCAAGCGGCTGAGGATCCCCCCGAAGTGACGCTCGCAACGGGACGGGTGGAGAAGCTCATCGTTCGCGGCCGCGGTCTGACGTCCGACGTGGCGGAGGCCGTGATCGACGGGCAGGTGTCGCTGACGACGGACGGCGCGACACAGGTCAATTTCACCGTCGCCGACTCCGACCTCACGCTGCTGCGGTCTCGTCTGTTCGATCGGGGCGGGTATTGCGACTACGACAACCTGCGGCTTGTCATCTCGGCGCGTGAGCTCGTCGACGGCGCCGGCGGGCCGAGGGTGCAGGTCACCGCCAGGTCGCTCGGGTGGCGGAAGCTCAAGATCGCCAAGGGCGCGCTGGTACGGCGGAAGGTGTCGCCCACCCAGTTCGCGTACTACGAGGCCAAGGCCTACGGGCTCGGGTTCGTCGGTGAGCCGTCCGCCGTACGGTCCCAGATCGCGCGGCAGACCGGTGAACAGGCCGAGTCGAGCTGGGACACGATCCAGCGTCTCGCCAAGGAGATCGGGTTCGTCGCGTTCGAGTCGGGCGGCATCCTGTACTTCGGCCGGCCAACGTGGCTGCTCACCCGGCCGGGCATCGTCACCTACTGGCCGCTGGTGTGGTCCTCCGACGAGTCGAAGCGCACCGAAGGCCTGCAGGAGGTCCCGAACTGCCGGGACTCCGACGACTCCGGCGCGGCCGCCGAAACCACGGTCAAGCTGCTGTCCGACGACGCGGAGCGGATCCGGCCCGGCGACCTGCTGATCCTGTACGGGGTCGGCACGTTCGACGGGCGCTACATGGTGACCGGCGTCGAGATCCCTTTCGGTGGTGCCGGCGTTGTCACCGTGACCGCGTCGACCCCGATCAACCCGACCCCAGAACCACCCGAAACGCCGTCCGTCAGCAAGGGCAAGAAACCGATGGGTAGCGCGTCGTCGTCGGTGGAGAAGTTCGTCCAGGCCTGCCTCGATCAGGCCGGCGACCGGTACGCCTACGGCGCGGAGGCCTCAGCGAAGGACGCTGACCCGGATGCGTTCGACTGCTCCGAGCTCGTGGAGTGGGCTGCGAAGCGGGCCGGGGCGTTCATGCCCGACGGGTCCGCGAACCAGCTGGCGTACGTACGGAAGAAGGGCAAGACGATCAGCGTCGCCACGGCGATCAAGACCCGCGGCGCGCTGCTGTTCGCGCCGGGCCACGTCGCGGTTTCTCTCGGGAACGGCCGCACGATCGAGGCCATGAACAGGAAGTACGGCGTACGCCAGGGCACAGCCTCCACAAGCCGGTTCACAGCGGCCGGGCTCGTTCCCTCGCTGAGGTACAAGTGATCCGGCCGAACCGTCCCACCGCGACCGGTAGCGGTGTCCACCAGGGCGTCGTCACCCGCGTCGACGGCACCGACCTGTACGTCCAGCTGCCGCGCGCCTCACCCGGTCTGGAGTACGGGCCGTGCCTGGCGTGCGAGGCCCCGACCGCCTGGGCCGCCGGGCAGAGGGTCCTGGTCGCGTTCGTCGAGGGCCGCGTCGACGAACCAGCCATCGTCTGCCGTCTCGCCTGACTGCCCGCATCCCCGCAAGCTGGCTTGCGGGCATGCATGCTGACGGCGTGAGCATCCTGTCCCACCCTTTCCGGCTGACGCAGACCGGCGCCGTGGCGACCGTCGACGAGGGCACCACTGCAGCCAACGCCGAGGCGATTGCCGTGCTGGTGCTGACCCGTCGCGGTGAGCGGAAGTTCGCTCCCGACTTCGGGATCACTGACCCGACGTTCGGTGAGCTCGACGCCGCTGAGGTCGACGCCGGCCTGAGTCTGTGGGGTCCGGACGGGGTCTCTGTCGAGAGCGTGGAAGTGAACGCGCGCGACGACCTGACCGCCGACGTCGTCATCCGATTCGACGAGGACGAGGAGTAACCCCGTGACCGAGCTCGCCCCGGAGATCATCACCGCCCCGGACTCCCCTGGGTACGTGGACCTGTCGCTGTACGACGCGGACGAGGAGGACCTGGTCGACCGCGCCATCTCGGACGCCACGATCAAGATGCCCGACTGGATCCCCCGCGAGGGCCACACCGAGGTCGTTCTGATCGAGGCCTTGGCTCTGTTGGTCTCCGAGGGCGTCTACGCGCTCAACCGGCTGCCCGCGATCGTCCTGCAGGCACTCCTGGTCCTCTACGGCCTCGAACGCGACTCAGGGCAGCCGGCAGGCGGCCGTGTGATGTTCACTCTCTCCGACACGTTCGGCCGGACTGTCCCTGGCGGCACCCATCTGCGGGTCACCGTCGCCGAGACCGGCGAGGAAGTTGACCTGGTCACCGCGGAGCCGCTGGAGATCTTGTCGCCGGACAACACCGGGGAGGTTGCGGTTGTCGCCACGCAGGTCGGTGACGCGGGCAACGGGCTCGCTGCCGGCACTGTCCTCGAGCTGATCGACGCCGTCCCCTACGTCAACCGTGTGGAGCTGGTCTCCGTACTGTCGGGTGGACGCGACGCCGAGACTGATGCGCAGCTGTACGACCGCGGCTCGGCGCTGCTGTCGCGGCTCGTTTCGACGCTGGTCCTGCCGCCGCACTTCACCGCGGCCGCGCTGCAGAACCCGTCCGTGGGCCGAGCCACCACCGTCGACCGGTACGACCCCGGGCAGGCCGGTTCTCCTGGCGCGCACGCCGGGCACGTGACCGTCGCTGTCGCGGACGCGAACGGGCTGCCGCTCAGCTCCGCCGTGAAGAACGCCGTCGCCGCTGACATCGGCTCGAAGGCCATCGCCGGTCTCGCGCTCCATGTGATCGACCCGACCACCACCACCGTCGCTGTCGACGTCACGGTCACGGCGACGATCAGCGATACCGCGAAGGTCCAGGCCGACGTCACCGCCGCCGTCCAGGCCTACCTTGACCCGAAGGCCTGGGCGTGGAGCGCGAGCCTTTACCGGAACGAGGTCATCGGCCTGGTCGACCGCGTCGCAGGCGTCGGCCGGGTCGTCACCCTCACCCTGGCCGGTGGAAGCGGCGACGTCGCGCTCGCCGGGGTCGCTCCTCTGGCGAAGTACGGCGTAGTGACGGTGACCGTCGCGTGAGCCGTCCCGCCGTCGCCGACTTCACTGAGCGGCTGTACACCTCGCTGCCCGAGTTCATGAGGGATTCCGACACGGCCGACGCCAGCGTCAACGGGTACCCGTTGCTGCGGTACCTGTCCCTGCTCGGCGACCAGGCCGGCCAGGTAGAAGCCATCGCGGACCGGGCCGAGGCGGGTGACCTGGTCGACCCCGCGCTGGCTGACGACGCCTGGCTTCCGTGGCTCGGCCAGATGGTCGGCGTACGGCTCGACCCGGCTACTCCTCCGCAGACCTGGCGGGACGCCATCGCGGATGGTTCGTCCGGGTGGCAGTCCGGGACGCGGGAGGCGATCGCCAACGCCGCGCGACGGACGCTCACCGGAACCCAGTTCATCGACGTCCGCTCCCACAACGGGAAGCCGTCCGCCGGTGGTGACCCGTGGACGATCCTGCTGGTGGTCCGGGCCGACGAGGCGCCGTCCCCGCTGTCCAAGGTCACCGACGCGGTCCTCGCCGCCGGCGCGAAACCTGCCGGGTTCAACCTCGCCGTCTCGTCGTACGCGCCGACCTGGGCCACCGTCGACGCCATCGGCACGACTTGGGACCCGATCGACGCGCTGGGCCAGTGGGACCGGATCGACTACACCGGCGCCTGAACGGTGGACCGGCTGTACGCCGGTTGACCTGTACGTACCGCCATGCCTACTCTCGACACATGACAACCATGAGGGTGACCCGGCCCGAGTGTCCGGAACTTCAGCGGCAGGAGATCGCGCGACTGCTCGACGACGCCGAGTTCCAGGAGCGTCGTGGTTGCACCTTCGAGGCGGGTCGGCTGCGCCGGATCGCTGCCGGGATGAGCGGCGTCACCGTCGTCACCTGCAAGGGTCAGTCGGGCAACTCAACTTCGTGATGGAGGATGGTGGTCGCGCCTGGCGCGATCACCCGTGACACCTCCACGGGTCGCGGCTCGGCGCTCTTGTCGTCGCGCGGCCGACCCCACAACACCCGGTACACGTCTATGACGGGGCCGGG